TTCGTCTAGTTGTCCAGTGTAGTCTGGAGTAAAGTAAGTGCTAAATACTTTTCTAATTTCTTCTATTGTGGCCATCTAGGCCCCCAGTAAACTTGCGATGCCGCCTTGTGCTAGTGAGATTACTTTTTCTTCTTTAACTTCTTCTACTTCTTTTGGTTGAGATCGTGCCATACCAGCTAAAGCCTCTCTTCTAAACTGTTCAAAAGTCATTGGCTCTAGACCTTGTTCTAACATGTCATATCTATACTTCTCGTATTCCTCTCTTAAAAATGGATCTTCTGCCATCTGCATATTAGCTTCTGCCATCATCATCTCTGCATCATCAGTTCCCATGATCCCTGAGTCCTGGTCCCTGGATCCCATAGTGTTTTTAAGATCGTCTAATGGACTCATCTCTATCTCTTTGATTTTTATATTTTCACCCTTGATATAATCTGTCAGAGTATCATAACCCATGTTGTCTCTTTCAAAGGCGTCGATTACATCACTATAAGTTTCAAATTCCATTTTAATAATACTCCAGTTGTCTTCGGTCAGGTAACGGCTCGTCCTTCTCATCTTCAGGGTGAGCTATCAACCCGCCTTGTCGTATTCTCATCAATGCTTGCGTTGTACTATCAACGTAGTCATCGTGGTCACCATGCGGAAACGCTGCACACTCTTCAACAACTTCTTGTGCAAAGTGTTCATGCATAGGAGCCCAGATTTTTCCACTCTCAAAGAGCGGAGAAACAGAGTTTACTCTAGCGTGTTTATCATTTCCTTTGCTTGGTGTAAAGTTAATTACGGGTATACCCATTCGTCTTAATTCTGATGTTAATGGGATTCCAGAGGCTTTTGCCTCAACCAATACCATATCAGGACGCCACCAGAGATACTCTTCATGAGCCACGCGTCGGAGCTCAGGGAACTCGTACCTATCTTTGAAGGCGTTAAGTAATATAATACCATAGCCGTGATCCTCATCTTCAAAGACGCCCCATGTTGTTATCGCACTAAAGTCGGCAGATTCTTTCTTTAAAAAAGCTGTATCGTAACTTTGAACTTTGTAGACAATTCTAGGTGGGTGTTCTCCTGTCCAATCTCTCCACCAGTCTCTTTTGATAATCGCACCTTCTTCTGCCGTTGGCTGTTGCATGTATTGTGCATTCCAATTTGATACAGGTATGGATGCTTTAGTCTTTTCTAATTCTTTTACGCTCCAATATTCTGGCCACACAGGATTTCCGTTTGGAAGTATTGCTGGTAGTTCTACGACTTCCCATTCATCTGATCCTTCTTCTCCCTGAGCCTTGAGTAACTGTCCGGTAAGATCTTTTGTAGACCAACGTGTCATTACAACTACGATACGACCACCTGGTTGTAAACGCTGACGTGGACCTGACGTATACCAGTTCCATGCTTTGTCAAAAGATTTACTATCTTTTCTGATATCTTGTTCTTTGTGTGGATCATCAATGATCAGGAGATCGGCACCACGGCCCGTGATTGCTCCACCCACACCGGCTGCAAAGTATTCACCACCTTGTTCTGTTTTCCATTTACCAGCGGCCTGAGAATCTTCCATGAGTCTTGTATCAAAGACTTGATGGTAATTTGGATCATCAACTAAATTTTTAGTCTTACGTCCAAAGTCTACAGCAAGATCTGCAGTGTGTGTTGCTTGAATAATTTTTAATTTTGGATCTTTACCGATCATCCATGCCGGGAGTAAGTATGAGGCAAACTCCGACTTTGTATGTCTTGGCGGCATGTTTATGATCAGACGTTTAATTTTCCCCTGTGCGAGGTCATTAAATTTTTTATTAATTCTTTCGTGATGTGAGCCCTGAATAAATTCAGGCCAAACATATTTTACAAAACTTAAAAAATCATTTTTAATTTGAGGAGTTACTTCTTCTAGTTTTATAGCTTCTTGATTTTCTAGATAATCAGTAAGCTCATCTTCTGATAAATGTTTTTTTAAGTCGTCTTCAGAAATTTTTATAATATTTTTTTCAGAACTCATATTTAAAAAAGTGATTTCAAAAGTATACCTTAACTGTTTGAATTCAGCAATATATATCGGCTCTGGGACCCCTTTGCGTAAAAAGGGGGGTTGGGTCTTACAATAAAAAAGAAAAAAGCAAATCCATGTGGTACCTCTATCTGGGGTGGGCCCGCCCACACACAAGCCCCCCATGGTCAACGAGCTATGCAGTTTTTGCATAGGATATTCTGGGATAATGTATGCAAGAATTGCATACAACTATTAATATAAATACTTGGTGGGGATTAGCCTCACCCCCACCTAGTACGAAAGATTAAAACAACGTTTGTTGTTTGTCCTCATCTATTTCATCAGTTAATATTAAAGGCTTATCCTTATCAGTTTCCTGATCAATACCTCTTGTCCAAAGATATTCCATATTAACAATAAAATAAATTTTATCTTTGCTATCGTTCAAAGTATTTAGAGCAACTAATTTTTTAAATGCTGTGTCTTCGTCAACATTTGCAAATTTAATTGTCCAAGTATCATTGAACGTAGAAAATTTATGTTGTTCTATAACTAGATAATTATTTTTTTTATCCATAATTATAGCCTCACTTTCCAACTATCTGACGCCGTTCTATATCCATCTTGATCTACGTCAAAATAAGTCATTAGTAATCTGCCACTTTTTGACACCCAATATTTACATTGATCTGTCCATAAAGCATTTCTTGTTATATGCTTTTTATCACTTGCAGAATAATAAGTGATAGTAAAAGGTTTGTTATTTATCATTGTTTTTTCTCTTTCTATATACTTTTTGTATATGGGATTAACTTACATTAATCCCATATAGATTGCAACAACTTAATTTAAGTTATCCACATTTTTTTCAGATTGTTGCATATATGCAACACGTTCTGCTATCTTTTCCTCTCTTGTTTTTTCCCTCTTATTTTTCATGCCTTTAATTCTATCAGCAAGATTTTTAGGATTGTAAATAGTTAATCCTGTTGAGTTAGTTCTGATTATCTCATGGTCTTTAATATCTAGACCAAGTTCAGTACATAATTCAATAGCTTCATCTAAATATTTGTAGCCCTTTAAACCAACTTTAATTTCTTTCATTTGTTTTAAAATACTACCAATCCATTTTTCATGAGCCATGACAAAATTTGCTTTCGCATTTTTCCAAGAAATTAAAAAATTAAATTCTTGTTCAGTACAAGCAATAGACCTATCTCTACAATAATCTCTACCAATTAAATCAAGTTGATATTTTTCGTTCCACTCACGACCATATTTAGTTTCATTATTTCTTCCACCACTCAATCCCAAATATTTTTCGTTGTTCTCTACAAACTTTCTTTTGTGAGGGTTATCATCTTTGTCAGCTTGTTCAATTAAGATGTCAGCATTACAATCTTCTTGT